GTTAGCTGCGGTATCAGCGTAGCGAACACGTAGAGTGTGAATTTGACCAACTGGACCAGTCATTGGCTGAACGCCGATGATTTCGTTGGCGATAACTGTTGGCATAACACGACGGATAACAGGCAGAATAACACGGTTAAGTGTTGCAATGTTACCAGCGGATGTACCACCAGAGGTTGCGCTTTCAGCCAAGTACTTACGTGTATTTTCTAAGCAAACTTGCATAGAAGCACGACGGTTACCAGATAGGCCTTCAAGCAGAGCTTCTTTGGTCTCTGACCATCTTTCATTTAATAGTTGTGACATTTATTGTCTCCTTGAATAAATTATTTAGATAGACCCGCTAGTTTGCGGATATCTAAAATATTGTCTAAGCCTACCTCGGCTTTGTTTGTTTCACGATTGCCAGTAACGGCAGCACCTTCACTTAGCATAGCTTTCTTAGGAGCCGCTCTACGTGATTGATTATCCATCACTGCTGGTAGGTATTTGTCAAAAGATTCATTAAGCTTCTTGGTCGGGGTTGACTCAAGAAGATCCTTCATGATATCTCTCTTACTAGCATCCAACGGAGCTAGTAACTCGCTCATAACATTTTTACGTTCCATCAAATCTTTAGTAATGCGAAGATCGCGTTGCACGGATTCTACTAGATTGTTTTTATCTGCTACAGTTTGTTTTGCTTCTGCTAGTTCTTGTTCTTTCTTCTTGATAATCGTTAACAATTTACTTGTCTCAGATTTCTCATTTAGGAAGGAACCGGCAAATTCTTGTGCAAATGCTTCATAGATCTTACGACCAAAGTCATTGTTACGTGCGCCATCAATATCTTCTTTCAATTGCTTGATTTCAGAAGTTAATTTCTTAGTAACAGTACCTTCAACTACCTTAGCGGCACGTTGAATAAAGTTATGCTTAATTTCGGTAAATTTATCCTTAGCTTCACGAACTAACTTAACTTTCGTTTCAGCTAGGTCCTTCTTATCAGTTGCAAATTCACTAATTTCTTTTGCTAGAGCGTGAACTACGAATTGCTCTAACTTGCTGAAATTCTCAGAAACTTTCTTACGGTCACTTTGAAATTCAACTAATTCTTTTCCTAATTGCTTGATGACAAATCCTTCTAACTTTCTAGCATCTTCACTAATACGTTGTTTGTATTGTGCTTTTGCTTCAGCTAGGGCTTTTTTATCTTCATGCAATTCAGACATCTCAACGGTCAAGCGATCAGCCAACATCTTATCAATTGCTTCTACAATCATGCTTTTATCATGGTTGTATTTTTGAGCAAACTCTTCACGAAGTTCGGCAGTTACTTGGTCGCGTGTTTCCTGAATCTTGGTAGCAAAAGCAGCCTCGACAACTTGTGTTGTCTCCTCTGTCATTACGCCTGACTCAACTAATTGTTTGAATGCGTCCAACATTTTTTTCTCCTCGGGCTTATTTTAGACCTTTAATAATATTCAAGAGACTCTCTTGAAGATATTTCTGGGCCTTTGGATCTTCTTTTACTTCTTGTGCAACCTTGAACGCTCTCATCCCGCCACGAGCATTCATTAAATGTTCATAAACGGGAGTGGGATACGCACCTGGCGCACTGGGTTGGGCAACTACGTCTACTGTGATAATTTCGAAGTCGGATACATGGCCGTTTATGTCGTTGACATTGCCACTACCACGAGAACTCACGCCAAGTTTTACACCTGCTTCGAGCATAGTACGTACTAAGTTACCCATTGGTGTAGGAAGAATTTTCATCTTCCCGTAACCATTTGGTCCCTCCATCCACATTTGAGTTATCATATGGGATACACGGTCCAAATTAACTTTTAAATCATCAGGATGATCTACTTCACCTAATACACTATAACCATTTGTGATTTGGTCATTGAGAGCCTTAACTGCATGTTCAATTTCGTCTACGGGGTAGACACGTTGATTTGCGTTACGGATACCACCTTGAATGGCAATACCTTTTAGATAAAGATTTTTGCCTTCTTTGTCATCCGACTCCATTACGATGCCGGATTGATCAAAACTTAGGTGTTCTCTTAGGTAACTTAATTTCATCCTATTGCTCTAATTAAATTTTCTTCAAAAACGACTTGTCAGCGGCTACACTGGTTTGACCAGCTTTGTCGCCTGAACCAGATCCTACTGGACCTGCTGTCTTTCCACCTTGTGGCCAGCCAGCTTCTTTCTTAGTATAACCTTTAGTATGAGCACCTGGCTTGCTATTAGCTTCCCAGTCTTTACCAGTAAACTGTTCACCTTTTTCTGGATTGATACCTTTGTTTACTTTGGCAGGACTTGTGCCTGTGTTATTTCCAACGGTACCGTCTTTGCTGCTGATTGGGCCAGCGCCAGTCTGTGGCTTTCCTGATCCGGAACTAATCGGGCTCTTGCCTGCTAGTGGCTTGCTTTGACGTTCACCAGTGCCTGCTCCAGCATCTTCACCTTCGGTCTTTTGTGCTTTACCGTAGTCGTGTCCAACTTTTTCAACGTATTCACGTGTCATACGACGACCTTCCATGAATCCCATTCCTTCGTCTTCACCTGCTTTGGCGTCAACTTCTGGCTTCATGTCCATATCTGTTTCTTCGCCACCTTGAGCAGCTTCTAGTTCAGCAAATGCTGCTTCTAGTTCTTGAATGGCATTCTTAATGTCCATGATCGCAGTGTCTTCTTGATCTTCATGATCGTGCTCGTCATCAGCTGGGGCATCAAAGTTGTTGCCGTCAGCGGAAACTTCACCACCAAAATCATCATCAGAATCACCAGTGTCGTCACCGTCCATCATGTAACTATCTTCTAGATCCATGCTTTCTTCGGCTTCTTCATCAGCACCTTCTTCAACGGATTCTTCTGCGTCTTCAGCAGATTCGTCCATATCCATATTCTCATCTTCTTCTTCAGCGATAAGGTTTTCGTAAATCTCTCTTGACTTCTCAACTACGATTTCGTGGAAAAGTTCATTTGCTTTTTCATGATCTTCGTTAACTAAAAAGTCTAACAATTGTTCAAATTTTGTTGACATAAAATATTTCTCCTATTAGGGTAGCGGCAAGGCTGTAGAGTATTTACACCACAATTAGAATACGTACGGGAAATAGGCTGAAAACTGAAGGTTTTGGCCTTAAAGTGATAGAGTTTAACTCTTTATTGACTATTTTTTGTTAAAAATATTTAGTTTTGCTGTACAAGAGTAATAGTATACTTTATTTACGACAAATATACTGTTGATCATACTCAATATTTTTGACCTCAGTAGTGCCATTGATGTATACTGAATATCCTGCTTCAGATAACAATTCGTAAATCCGTTGACAGTTGATTGCAAGGTGTGTTTCCAAAGATATTAGAATATCATTATTTTTTAATGTATTCAATCCACCTTCTAATACAAACTGTTCTGCGGCCTCAACATCAATTTTCATACCAGTAATGTTAGTGATGTTGTTTGTTAAACAATATTCGTCTAGAGTAATTGTAGGAACTTCTTCATAATTGTCAAAACTACGATGCAAGTGTGCCACTGCTGGGATTTCAGGATTAATACTAAATCCACCCCAACCTACTGGCAGGTCTTTTTGTATTGCTGCAAACAACTTTACAATACTTTTACTATTTGATACTGCAAGTTTTTCAGTAATAACATTATCATGACCCGTCGCGGCATCTACTAAACTACTATAATTTAATATAGATGGTTCAAAAGAATAAACTTTAGTTGCCTTTGCGGCCATAGGTACAGTGTAATACCCCACGTTTGCTCCAATATCAAAAAATACTCCAGGTAGAGCATTGTCAATCATGTATTGGTTCGTATCCATTATTTTCCTTATAGTGCGCCAGCCGCTTGTTCAGGAGGCGGTGTTGCATACATTTTTCTAACTAATCCCAATTCTTCTTTATGTTCTTTGTCGTGAGCTTCACTAGCCTTACGAATATCATTAATCATTTTCAAAGTCAAACGTGTCTTACGCAAGTCTTTTTGTTTTAAAATTGATGTATCGTTTTGGCTTGAGTATCGATCGTCCTCATCAGGGCCGGCCTTGTTTCGATCAAAATAAAGGAATTCACGTAATATCATAGTATTATTTATCCTAGGGCACCGGGTTCTTCGCCAGGTGTGCCTCCTGCTGTAGGCACTGGAGATTCACCTTCTGCGCCTTCGTCACCTGCCATATTTGGTTCAGGAGTGGGAGACGATAGTCCTCCAATGTCTCCCGACATATTATTTGCAGTAATACCAGCGCTGCGTAATTCACTACTTGCACTCAAATATTGATCTTCATCAACATTTTCTTCTTTCCATTGTGTTTCATTTTGTGCAATTTCTTCTTTAGTCAATCCTAAGAATCGTTCTAAAGCAAATCGTTTGCTGACAAATGGGATTGCTACCATAGTATTGAATGTGTTAACTCTAGCAGTATCCATTTCTGCTTGACGATAACTTGCAAAGTTTTGTGGTGGATTAAATTTGATGTCAAAGATATTACTGTCAACGTTGATACCTTTATTGTGCAGATATAGTTTAAATTCTGCATCAAAAGGTTCGTTAATTAAACTTTGTAATCGTTCGCAGTATTTGTTGAATCGTAACTCTTGAATAAAGGCAGTCCCGACTCGTCCGTCATTGAAGTTGCTCCCTCCATCATCACTACCAGTAGGTAGATAACTTGAAGGAATACGTAAAGCCCTAAACAATTTATTAGTAAAATAACGTAAGTCATCAATTTCTCCTAAGTTTTGTCCACCTTGTAACAATGTAACATCACTGCCTCGACCTTCTGCGGTTCGCGGGAAGAAGTAATCTTCATTGATACTTAACGGATTATAACTAGCATCAATAATACTTTGGCCGCCGCCACCCATACTGGGAATTCTACGTTGGTTAATTTCGTTTTTAACTCTTTCAACAAACCCCATAGCCAAATGGCTTGGCATATTTCCCACGTCAATATGGAATACTCTGCGCTCTGGAGCACGTTGTATACGATAGATTAAGATAGCGTCTTCTAATAGTTCTTTTTGTTTGAATACTTTAAAGATGCTTTCCATCAAGCTGTTACCAAATGGATAGTTGTTATCTAAACCCTCACTCATACTAATATGAATTACGTGTCTAGCATCAATAGCGTATTGATTTTGATTTTCGCTAAATCGACTTGAGTTAGCTGTCGTAGGGAATGAACCAGTCATTCCTCGAGCGCCGCCTGCTGCGCCGCCAGAGCCATAGCTGCCACCAAATTGGCTTCCGCCGCCATTTTGATTACTTGGCTGAATAGCAGTAGTGCTCAATGCTTCAAAATTAGGATTAAAATCACGGATTTGATATTGCTCAGGCTTTTTGCCT